GTGAAGATAATTGTGTTCACTACTCGTTCCTATGAAGGATTCAATGAAAGAAGGCTGGCATTCTTTGGCCAAAAACACAATGTAGAAATTGCTGAAGAGATGTTCCAATGGTTGATTGGAGAATTCATAAGACGTTGGAACATATATAAATATATCAATAAACTGAAAGGGGTCAAATATAAAGCTACATTTATTACAGGTTTGTATTATGGCCTTTCTGATAAGCTAGAATCCCAGAGACAAGAGACTGTTGAAGAGTATACTGGAACATATGACTTGGCATGCCTTGATGAGAGATCAGAGATTGAAGCATTCATAGGGACACTTTTCAATGTTAAGAAAGGTAAATCATCCAAGGCCAAAATAAGGGATGCTTCAATTATGTTGGATGGAGAAATTGAAGGCAAACAAATCAATTTAAACAAGGAATTAAATGGGCAGCCAAACTAGATCAGAGGCAATAGCATTTGCTGACAAAATGAGATGGAGCCTGAGGCAACCAGTTTTATTCTCTTGTGATGATTGCATGAATGCAAAGCCATGCCATTTTGCTTTCGATCCTTGCAACATATGGACAGTAAATCAGAAAAAGAATAATTGTGTATCAGAAGGAACTGGTGCTGAATGGTCATATCTGAAAAAGAAATCAAAGAAACAAGGAGAAAAGATGATATTAAGAGTTGGGCACAAAACTGCTGGGATGATCAAAGACTTCCTCAGTAAAATTCATGCAAGCAATGGTCAAATTTTATTGACCATGGCTGATACTGATCCAATGTCTGAAAATTTTGTCATCACAAAAGGGTTGTTGGGCAGAATGGATTCACACAGGAAACATGATGGAGAAGATATCACCATCCAGATTATTGAGATACCTGAAATTGAAAATTCAAAAAGTTAAAAGCCAAAAAGTCCACATTTTATTCACTGTGGTAAAATAAATTAGACTGTAATGGAGGATTATGTCTATTAAGACCAATTGGCTTATGCCGTTCATCAAAGAAAATCCAACCAAGTCATATGAACTTCAGCCTGATAACACTTGGAAGAAGATCAGTGATTATCCACCAATGAAGCACTTTCGAGGGATTGAACAGGAGTTTGAAGACCTCAGAGACTTTTATCAGAATCTCAAAGAGATAGCAACCAAGAAAGTATTCATGATTCACGGGAAGTTCAAAGAAGGAATTGATACAAGCAAAATGCGCCGCAAGTCTAGGAGTGATGAGGCCACAATTGTCCCAGGGATGCTTGATTTATTTGTTGTTGATGTTGATGGTTATGAAATGGAGCTAGAAGATGGCATTAATCCCAACACTGCTGCTGCTGCTATTGAAGACTTTATATTAGATTTTCTACCAGAGGAATTTTCAAAGTGTGATTATGCCTATCAGCTTTCTTCATCATTTGGTCTTACAAGTGATAAGCTCAAAGCACACCTTTTCTTTGCACCAAAGACTACTATACACAGCGAGACACTAAGGAAGTGGTCAATGAAGTGGAATGCTGCTCATGAGCGTGATGTGATTGACTCTGCTGTCTACAAAGCTGTCCAACCAATATACACTTGTCACAGACTGATATGTATCAGTGAAAAACATGATATGTATGCTGACCCTTTCTTTGATCCTGATCCATTCCCACAAGATGATATGATTGGTTATGTTGATAAAGGAAATTCATATCTTAACTGGGAACCTTCAGACATTGAACTAGTAAAATCAGATTGTGAGCAATTCTCAAAAGGAAACCTTGTTGGATTAACCAATGAAAAAGAATATGATCTTTCTACATCAATTAGGAAGATTATGACAGCAGAGAATTTCCATGATCAGATCAGGTCAACTGCTTTGTCTTTGATGAATAAGAATGTGTCCCCAAAAGATTGTAGATCATTTATTGAAGAATTTATGAGGGTGGCAAAACAAAACATTAAAGATCAGGATAGGCTTGATGACTGGAAGGCTAGATTTGATGACATTCCAAGGGCTGTTGAGTCAGCAATTGAGATAGTCAATGAACCTACTATTGAGGATGTGTTGGAATGGATGGAAGGATCAACAGTTGACCAGATAAAGAAAGGGTTTGCAAAGAAGCTTGTGAATTTTGAAGGAGTTGAACTCAAATCAATTATCAGAGAAATTGATAAAGTGCTTGGGCATGGTCCAAGGGCCATCAATGATGATGTAAAGACTGCCAAAGCAGAGCACATGCTTGAAATGCAAACCATGGCCAGGAAGATCAAATCAGAAGAGCGGAAATCACAGAATATATTTGAGATTGAAATCCACAATTCCAATTATGGATCAGTAACACAAAATGTTTGCAAGGTGTTAGCAGCTTCTGAGAAAAAGCCAGAAGTATATAAGCTTGGCAACACACTATCAATCATTGAAAATTCTATTCCTAAAACAATTCGTCAAATTTCAAGGAAAGGGAGGATGCAAGATGACTATCCTGAAATGCCTATTGTACACTCTATTGATAGCCCAGTTGGGCTTATTCGCAGTAGAGTGGAAAAAGATTGTGTCTTCATCAATGAAACTGGAAAAGAAATTGTTTGTCCTGATAGCATTCTTAATGCTGTTCCTAGAATGTATGGTGTTAACTGGAATCCTTTATCTGGAATTGTCGAGCACCCATTCATAGATGATAAGTGGGAGTTGATAGAGAAATCAGGATATGATTACCAAACAGGATTGTATACATATCTTCACAATAAGCTGAAGATAAAATTGATTGATCCTGTTGATGCCTATAATTATTTGAGTGGAGAGGTTCTTGCTGAATTCCCTTTCCAGACAGATCTTGATATGACTGCAGCAATTGGGATGTTCATGACTGCTGTTCAGCGTCCTTATGTAACTGGAGACCATGGAATGCCAGGGTATGCTATTGTAAGCCCAAAACCCTTAAGTGGTAAAACCACACTTGCTCAACTCCTATCGTATTCTATATACAACAGGCCTGTAGCTGCGACAGGATGGAGCGATAGTGATGAAGAGTTGGGCAAGCATCTCCTGGCAATCCTTAGAGAAGGCCATTCTTGTGTCCTATTTGATAATATAAAGAAGGATGCAGCAATTCAGTCAAATGAACTTGCCAAAGCAATGACATCAGGAACATATTCAAGAAGGAAGCTTGGTGTCAATGAGACTGAAGAAGTGCCCAGCTCTGTATTATGGCTATTCACAGGAAACAATATTGTGTTCAAGGGTGATTTTGCCACCAGGATTTTACCAATTAGGATTGTGCCAAATGTAGAAAGGCCTGAATTCAGGAAGTTTATCAGGCAAGACATAGGCCAGTGGGCAATGGATAACCGAAAACATATCATCAGTGCTGTCCTATCAATTGTAATGGCTGGCAGAGATATTGATTATTCAAAATATGAATCCGCTGCTAGATTTAAAGAGTGGAACAGGTTTGTCAGGATACCATTGATGGAACTCACTGGTAGAGATCTCCTTGATGTATTTGATAGGAATGACTTTCTTGATGATGAGACAGTTGCAAAAGGTGAATTGCTAGAGATGTTGTTCAAGACATTTAAGAGTAACACATTCATCACTAAAGATTTGATGAAGATCATGGAAGGGGAAGTTGTTGAAGGTGCAAATGTAGCCGTTGATTCTACAGGCCTAGATTTCAAGCATGCCATAACAGAATCATTTAATGAAAAGGCAACAACTAACATAAAAACTCTTGGCAAGTATATCCATGGGATGAAAGATTTTATATTGAGAGGGTATATGCTGATCAGAGAAGATTCTACAAACATGGCTACATGGAGAGTCATCAAACTTGAGGAGGAAGGTGAAGCAAAAAATTAATGAAGAATATATGAAGCAAAACTTCCAGAAGAAAACACAAAAGCTTCTGAGTAAGTATCATGGCAGAGAGATGACTGAACAGCTAATTGCAAATCTTCAGATTCAAGTGAACAGATTATTCAAGAAATCATTTAATAAAGTGATCAGGGATCTGTTCAGGGTTAAGGTTTTATTTAATCATGAAACAAGCAAGGTTTCTGTTGATTTTGAAATTAAGGGGAAATCATGAAAGAAAAATGCACTGTTTGTGGATCAACAAAAAAATTAAAACGTGGATGGACAAATTGTTGGTATTGCTGCGAATCTTGCGAGAGGTCGCATGTTAGCGAGGTTCATGATAGTATGCCAGGAGCTGGACCAGTACCAAGAAAAAATTGGGTTCCACATCATATAGGTAGTGAAATTGCACATAGATGGAATGAAAATCAATAGGAGGATGGCAAATCCATGAAAAGAATCATTTTGATTATAGCTATAACCTTGCCAGTAAGTGCGTATGGTGTTGAGTGGTTCACACCACTTGATAACCATGATATTTATTGGCAGACTATATATACAGCAATAACTTGTGTGGATTGGGCACAAACTAAATCATCTATGGCAAGGGGAAAGAGGAAAGAGACAAATCCAATTCTTGGAACAAAGCCATCACAGCATAAAATTGATACTCTTATTGGTGCAGCTATAATATCTCATGGTTTAGTTACATGGGTGCTTCCTGGTGAATATAGGCAATATTGGCAATGGGTGTTTATTTCAATTGAATCAGTTGTGGTGATGAGGAATTATAAAGTTGGCGTCAGAATCAATCAATATTTTTAAAGCTTTTAAAACGCTCTTAAACGGCTTTAATTTTTAATCGTGCTTTCCTATCTAATAGGATTCCACCATTATTTCTAGCCACATATATCCATAAATTTTTGCTGGTTTTAAACTCTATAGATACTATATGGGGAAAATTAAAAATCCATTTTACTTTTCAATTAAATAGATTTAGTATTAATTTATCGAGTAGGCTATACATACAAGATAGATTTTAATCTTAATTTAAATGGAGGCAAAATGAAACGGTAATTGGTAGTAGCTTTGTTGGCCAGGGATCTGGCCAATATAGGTATTTTACCAATCGAAGTTAATCCAAAAATCCAAAATCAAAAGGCTAAAATGAAAAAAGTTATTCTGGCAAAATTTCAGGGAACATCAAAAGAATATGCATTCTTCTGTGACACACCAGGAGTTGAAGTTAATGATATGGTTGTTGTTGCATGCACAGGCCAATCAAGCTCTTATGGATATGCCATTGTGGAAGTTACCGCAGTTATTGGCCTGACTCCTGCTCAGATTGCAAATGCTGCAAAATGGGTAGTTCAGAAGCTTGATCTTGCTGAGTTTGAAAAGAAGCAGAAGATTGAAACCCTGAAGCAGGAGATCATCAACAAAGCTGTTGAGAGAAGCAAGCAGGTCAACCAACTAGACCTACTAAAGCAGTATGCTCAATCAGATCCTGAGATCAAAGGCCTGCTTGAACAATATGCAGACCTTGATCCTTCTTTTACTCTAGTCATTGAGAAAACAGAACAATAGGGGAATCATGAAGCCAAACCCAAATAGTAAAATTTTCTTCAAGAGAAGGAGATCTGGGAAGAAGCCAACAAATTTCAACCCAACAAGAGAACAAGTGTCAGCTGCAGTGGCTGACTTTCTCAAATCAGGTGGTAGCATACACAGAGAAGTCAATTACAACTTTGACACCAATATGTATCCAAATTTCAGTGATCTAAAATTTGGTGCTGATGATTTCCTTATGGGCAGATGAAAGAAAAGCTGAAAATAGCAAAGGCTTCCATATTCGGGATGATTATGGTAATTGCATCAGTTGCATTGGCTTTCTTTATTATTTTTCTTTTTAAAGATGGCCTTGCAGCAAAGGGTTTCTATTCAATGTGGGGTGAAACATCAGCTGATTTCAAGCTTCTATTTGTAGGTTTGTGTTTCATCTCAATATCAAATTTTACAAAAGGGTAATGTGGATAATCAATTCAAAGAAGAGGTTTTGAGTAAAGAATCTTTAACCAACCTAGTTGGCATTTACAACAAAATTGTACCTGGCAAGCCTGTCAAGAAATTTGCTTCAAAGAAATATGCCATTGAGAGAATTCAGAAGATGGCCGCAAATCTTGAAAGTATGAGAGACAAGCCAAGTAGTAAAAAGCCAACCCAGGCAACTCTGCCATCAAATGGGCATCCAATTCAGAAGTTCATTGAAAGGCATGCCAAATTAACAAATGCAGAGTTTGCTGAACTGTCACGTTTTAAAAAGATGTGCGAGAGTACGGATTTATTGCCATCAACGCGGCAGGCAGCAAAGTTTAGGGAAGGGCGTGGGGCAGTATTCTATTTGCAAGTAATCAGATAAATAAAGCTTTACTTCTTTAACCTAAACCGTTATAGTAAGATTTTAGGAAATTCATAAATCAAAAATCCAAAAAAACTCAAATTTGGGGCATAAAATGGAAGATAAGTTGAAAATCACAGATGTGTATGTTGCACCAAGATCATGCAAGTATGTAACAGGAAACAGGAAAGTAGCAAGGCCTGCTACTCCTGAGATCAAAGCTGTCAAAGGCAAACCTGCTCACACAGACAAGGATGGCAAATTGATCTCAAAGGCTGTTCCTGATATCAAAGCTGTTCCTGCGCAAGATGCACAGGCTGGTGAACAGCAAATGTGGATCTGGGCTGAGAGTATGGTGATCTTGAAAGAGATCGAAGCACGGATGAGAGATGCTGGTGTCAATCCAACTGAAGGAGAAGCACTGATTGATAAACTGGACAAAAACTTTACATACAGAGGGTTTGATGTGTCAAAGAAAATTGGCCAGTGTTATTCTGCACCCAACCGTGGTGTTTTCCAAGATGCATTCAAGAAGGTGAAATCAAAGGATCACTATAATAAAAATGGAGCAGCTATCCTGCACGCTGACAAGCTTGAAAAGAACCGGAAAAAAGAGGCTGAAAAGCGTGAAGCTGAGAAAAAAGCAGACAAGAAAAAAGAAGGTGCTGAAGTAAAAACCAAGAAAAAGTTGGCAGCCAACACCAAGAAGAAGTCTAGCAAGAAAAAAGACACTGATTGGTAGTGTCTGGAAAATAGCTGGCAGGCATCTCCAGCTATTTTAGCCACAACCAGATTTGTCGCAAAGGTTGTGGCTTTATTGATAAAGTTCAAAAGTGATTTAGATATGCTGATAGCTAAAAATAAATCAATAGGTTTGTTTTTAGGTTTTAGTGTGTCTATAATATTAATTCAATAAAGTTAATTCAATAAAGGTATCTATGGGTGATGAAGATCAAACATTAGAAGAAAAAGAATCAGATGACCGATTTGCAGAAAAAATGTGGTCAATATTTCTCAATTTTATAATCATGCTAATATTGCTGATTATACTTTCTGCCACACTTTTTTGGGGTGATCCTGATTTAGTTGATGGCTTAACTAGTTCATTTTCAAGGGGGCAAAATTGTCTACAAAATTGACAAAGAAAAAACTGCTTGAATGGCAAGAGGCAAAAGAAATTCTTGATGCAGCAAAAGAGAACGAATCTAAGCTGAGAAAAGGGATCTGTGAAGCCATCCTTCAAGATAAAGTCAAAGGAACAAAAAGCGTTACTAAATTTGGCTTTAAAGCAACTGCAGTAGCTACTGTGAATGTAAAGATTGATAAAGAAGTTCTCAGTGGAATTTTTAAAGAATTGACAGCTGAAGAAAAAGCTTGCTTGAGATACAAGCCTGAATTAAAGGCCAAAGAGTACCAAGCTTTGACAGATGAGTCAATTCTCCACCGTGCTGTGACAACATCGCCTGGCACATCAAGTCTCGAACTCAATCCAATAGAGGATTAATGGCAATTCGTTTAACAACAACCGCTGAGTCTTCCAGCCACATCAAGGTTCTGGTATATGGTGAAAGTGGTGTCGGAAAGACATATCTTTGCAAGACTGCACCAAAACCAGTTATCATATCTGCTGAGAAAGGTCTATTGACCTTGAAGCGTGAAAGAATTCCTGTGATTGAAATATCATCTTTTGAAGACCTGGAAGATGCATATGTATTTGTCACAACGAATGAAAAAGCACAACAATTCCAAACAATCTGTCTGGATTCAATCAGTGATATTGCTGAAACAATCCTGGCTGAAGAGAAAGAAAATTGTGGCGCAGATCCAAGACAAGCATACATGTTCTATGTTGATAAGCTTCTTCCGATGATCAAGAAGTTTAGAGACATCGAAGGAAAGCATGTATACTTTACTGCCAAGATGAAAAGGACCAAAGATGAATTCACTGGAATTACATCGTATGGACCTTCAATGCCAGGTCAGGTGCTTGGCCCTCAACTTCCTTATCTGTTTGACTTTGTATTCTTCCTGGGAATTGGTGAAGATGAAGACACAGGCAGCTACAGATATCTTCAGACAGAATCTGATATTCAGCGCATCGCAAAAGCTCGTGGTGGCACAATGGATCCAACTGAGCCACCAGATCTGACTCACATCTTTGAGCGTGGCCTCTCATATGAGCTGGCAGAAGAGCGTGAAGATGAAGAGGTTAGTGAAGGTGAGAAGGAAATTGAAATTGATGGATCATTTGAAGAGGATGATGAAGATGGAACTCCTGAAGAGGAAACAGAACAAAATGAAGAGGAAGTTGAAGAAGAATCTCAGGAGGAAGAAACAGAGGATGATGAAGAGCCAGAGGAAGATGATGAGCCTGAAGATGAATCAGAAACTCTGGATGAGGCTGCTGAAGCAGCTATGGCCGGTGAGGAGGACTGAAAAGAAAAACTGAAGCGGTCAGTTTCAAAAAAGCCAGGCAAGATTAGCAGTGAAACTACTAAGTTGACTGGTAAAAAATCAAAACGTCAAAAAATTCAATTATAGGAGTTGTATGGCAAAATTAAAGCAAGCGTTCGATGCAGATCAGCATGGAGAGATGCGTGATTTCAAACCAATCCCAAAAGGCGAGTACGTCTGCCAGATTTCTGATTCTGATGTCTGTAAGACAAAAGACAAAACTGGTGAATATATTAAGCTTGAATTTTCTGTCCTGGATGGTGAATTTAAAGGTCGAAAGATTTGGACCAACCTTAATATAATCAACAAGAATCCAATTGCAGTTGAGATTGCAGAGAAGGAATTTGCAACTATCTGCCGTTGTGTTGGCAAGACAAATGTTCAGGACACTCAGGTGCTTCATGGCATTCCGCTGAAAGTCCATGTTGGCATCAAGCCAGAAAAAGGTGAGTATGCTGCACAGAACATCCCTCGTGGATATGAAGCTGTTGCAGGTGCTGTTAAGCAGGTCAAAAAAGCTCCAGCAAAAACCACTAAGCAGAAGAAAGCTCCAGTGGAAACTGAGGGTGCTGGTTGGGATTAGTCAATCTTAATTAACCAATATAGGGGCAGCAGCCCCTATATTTAAGGAGGAATGATGGCAAAAATACCAGAGAAGAAAGAACTACTTGTCCAAGCAGCAATTGAAGACAGAGAGATAAAAAGTGACCTAAGAGCATATCTTGGCATGTCAATACTTGGGAAAGATTGCCCAAGAGAGTTGTGGTATAGTTTCAGGATATGCGCCCAAGAGATAATAAAGCCAAGACAGAAAAGATTATTTGCTCGTGGCCACAATGAAGAGCCAATCATAATTGCAGATATGATGGCAGCTGATTTGCATGTTCATTCTGATCAACTAGAGTGTGTTGATGAGACAGGGCATATAAAAGGACACATTGATGGGATTGCAGAAAATGTTCCTGATGCACCAAAGACACCACATCTACTTGAGATGAAGACTGCCAATGACAAGAATTTTAAAGAGCTTGTCAAGCAAGGATTGGAAAAGAAATTCCCTGTGTATTATGCACAAATGATTCTTTATATGCACAAACTAAAATTGAAGCGTGGATTGTTTGTAGCCACAAACAAGAATGATGATTCTAGGTATTATGAGAGGGTTTACCCAAACAACCAGAAAGCCAAAGAATTATTGGTGCGTGGTGTTGATATTATTAGTTCAGAAGTGCCTCCTGCCAAAATTGGCTCTGCCACTCACTATAAATGCAAATGGTGTAAGTATTATGATATTTGTCACTTTAATGGTGCTGTGCTAAAAACATGTAGATCGTGTTCTTATTGTGATCTATGCAATGATGGTGTCTGGTCTTGTAGCAGGTACAGCAATCTCCAGCTTGCTTTTGAGCAGCAGCTTCTTGCTTGTGACAATTATGATTTGATGGAATCATTGAGGTAATATGGCCCTTATTTTATTTATTGCTATATTTATATTGGTTGGTCTGTTTTGTTTATATATTATCAGCCTTCAAAATCAACTCAAAGCTTCAATTGAGCAAGCTGCTAAATTCAATGAAGCAGTTGATAGAATTGTTGATATGTATAAATCAGATGATGGCCAAGCATGGAAAGAAGCTAGGAAATTCCTTGACAAAGAAGGTCAGTTGCATAGGATAAATGAATGATTGAAAATATTCTTTCTGGGCTGATTGTTGGTTCCATCCTCATTGCCTTTGTTATATGGGTGTGCGCTATATTCAATGGGATAGAAGACATCAGGATAAAACAATACAATGAAACCAAAGCCAGAGAAAGATCCAAGATGTTAATGAAAAAAGCTAAAAGAGAAAAAATCAAAGCCAAGAAAAAAATCAAAGAAGATGAAGACAAAGATTTACTTGATGAAGTTTCCAATCACAATTGGTCATCTGATCCATTAGACTATATAGATTGATATGATAAATTTATACAAACCATTTGATTATCAACAAGAAGCTATTGATGCAATATTTGATTATTTCAGATCAAATAAAGGCAATCCGCTTGTTGTTGCTCCAACTGGGTCAGGCAAATCAGTTATCATTGCTGAATTCACAAGGATAGTGAAAAGCTGGTGGCCTAACCAGAAGATATTGATACTGTCTCATGACATGGAAATATTGTCACAAGATCACAAAGCAGTAAGCAGGCAGAATCCTGACTTGGAAATTGGGCTATATTCAGCAGGGCTTAAGAGTAAAGTCATCAAAGATATAACTGTTGCAGGGATACAATCTGTTTATAAACAACCAGATTTATTTACTGATTTCAATATAGTGCTGCTTGATGAAGCCCATACAGTTAGGTATGATAATGACAGCATGTACATGAAATTCTTGAAAGCTTTGGGAAAGCCTGTAATTGGATTTACAGCAACACCTTTCCGTCTTGGCACTGGCTATCTACACTTAGGTGACAAAGCATTCTTTGATGACATAATATATACCATCAAAATAAAAACATTGCAAGATCAAGGAAAGTTATGTAAAATAACTAATAAGCAACCTGGAATTACAATGGATGCTTCAGCCATCAAGAAACAAGCTGGAGACTTTATCATCAAAGAGCTTTCAATGGCTTTTGATAAAGAAGCAATCACTGCTGAAATTGTACAAGATCTAGCCTTATATAAAGATGTCAGGGAGAAGTGGTTGGTTTATGCCATTGATATAGAACACTGTGAACACATAGCAGAAAAGCTAAATGAAGTTGGAGTTAAATCTGAAGCAATACACTCAAAGACAGGGCTTGCACGTGGGCCAATTATAGATAAGTTCAAACAGGGGCAATATCAGGCTCTGGTGTCTGTTGCAATGCTTACTACAGGTGTTGACATTCCAGAGGTTGATATGATTGTGCTTATGAGGCCAACCGCAAGCCCTGTCTTGCATGTTCAGATCATTGGCAGAGGTATGAGAGTTGCTGAAGGGAAAGAAGATTGCCTGGTCAGGGATTATGCTGGGAACCTCCAGCGGAATGGCCCAATTGATGCACCTGTCATAAAACTGGCTGGTGATGGCAATGGGCAACCAATAATGAAAGTTTGTGAAGAGTGTGATGAAATTGTCCACATTGCTGTCAGAACTTGCCCAGCTTGTGGAACAGAATTTATATTTAAACACAATCTCACTTCAATGGCAGCTGGTGGTGAAGTGATATCTCGTGAACTGTGGTATCCAGTCACTGGGATCTATTATGATTATTATGTAGGTGGTAGAGGAAGGCCAATGCTGCTTGTAACTCATGTCTGTGGGATAACGTCTTTCAAAAAGTATGTCCCAATCGAACATGGTGGTAGAGCCACATATCAAGCAAAGCATTGGTGGAAAAGAAGGACTGATCAACCTTTTCCAAGAACTGCTAGTGAAGCATTGGATATTGCTACAGCTGGTGGTTTAAATTCTCCTAAACGCATCCTTGTTGATACAAGGGGCAAGTATCCAGAAATCAAAGATGTGGAGTTTTGATGGAATATAAAATTATTGAAGGCCCAATTAGTGAGTGCCAGAAGAAATTGAACCAGTGGAGGCATGATTATAATATCAGAGTGTTGGCTCAATCACAATCAATAGAAACTTATGGTGGGCCAGTTTGGCTCGTCATAACTTTAATGAGGGAAAGGAAATGATTATAATTGGAGCAGGTTATTCAGGGCTTTTAGCTGGGTGCATTTTTAAAAGTGCTTTGATTTATGAGCCAAATTCAGAACAGTATTGCAGGGACAAGCACAAAGCAGTGCTTAGGATGAAATCAGATAAAATTGCTGAATACCTTGGCATCAGATTCAAGAAAGTTAAGGTTCACAAAAGCATCTGGTATGATGACTGGTCAGTTAGGCCAACACCAGACATGATTCATATGTATTCAAAAAAGGTATCTGGGACAATTTCCAATAGAAGTATCTCAGACATTGATACATGCACAAGATTTATACCACCCAGTGATTTCTTTGATATATTGCTGGATCAGAGTTGCCAAGTTGCTTTCCAGAAAAGTAATATTTATAACAATACATTTGATGAGCCTGTCATAAATACAAAATCACTAGCAGACATGCTCAAAGCCAAAGCAATACCAAATGATCTGGATCTTGAAGCAAAACCCATTTATGTGAATCAATTCAGGATAAAGAATTGTGATTCATATTCAACTGTGTATTATCCACATCCTGACTGGGCTGCGTATCGTGCAACTTTGAATGGTGATATGCTAATTGTTGAAAGTGTTAGTCAACCAACAAAAGTAGATTTTGCTGATGTTTATCGCTCATTCAGCATCAATCAAGATGATATTGCTGGGCATGTTGTAAAAGATCACAAGCAAGTGCAAGGGAAAGTAAATTCAATTCCAAATGACATCAGGTCTGGCCTGTTGTTAGATCTTACGATGAAACACAAAGTATATTCCCTTGGCAGGGTTGCAACTTGGAGGCCAAAGGTTATGCTTGATGATGTATTTGATGATATTTTCAAAATTAGACGATTGATGCAGAATGGCAGATATGCGTCTGTTCTTAGTGAACTTGATAAGGAGAAGTGATGAAAAAAGTTGAACCAAAAGCTGAATTGATTAACCACACAAGAGATGCTATCAATATTCTTGTGTTCACAAAGAGTACAAGGCTGGAGCCAGGGACATCATTTGATGATGTGAAGAAAATGACAATGGACGATAAAAGAGATCATCTTGAGTACATGTTTGACACAATTCAAACTCCTTTTGAATTTATACACTATACATTTCATTTGAAAAATGTATCACGAGCGTTCACACACCAACTTGTCCGCACAAGGGATAATGTCTACAACCAGCAATCAATGAGGACTGTTGATGCTAGTGGGTTTAGCTTCAACCACAATGATAATGTTAATTACCAACAAGCAATGATAGCTGCACTTGAATGGTATGAATCATTGGTTCACGATGATGGAATGCATCAACAGGATGCAAGGGATGTCCTGCCAACTGGCATTCACACAGAGATTACATTCAAAGTAAATCTTCGTGTGCTTGCAAAAATGGCAGAATTGAGACTGTGCAAAAGGACACAAGGTGAATACCAAGATGTATTCAAAAAGATGGTTGCACTGGTTGTTGCTGAGCACCCATGGGCAGAAAAACTTCTGCAAGTTTATTGTGCCAAGAATGCCATCTGTGCATTCCCAAGATACAAAGAGTGTCCTGTTCAGCAGTACTGTTTTGATCCATCAGAGATAAGGGATCGAATCAAGTATGAATGGGAACGCTGTCAGCATGTTGCAAAACCTGTTGTGAAAAACGGAATGACGATGTAATCCTATCATTTCAAAGAGTTAGTTTAAAAAAGGCTTTAAATCGCTTAAAAAATAAGGTATACTCTAGGTATAAAAGAGGTATTAAACAGCTATTTAAAGCCGTTTAAGAAGACGTTTTTAATTGAATAAAGGAGTTTAAAAGTGAAAAATAACCGAAAAGTAATTATGGTTGATATGGATGGGACACTGTCTGATTCCAGATGGAGGAATAAGTTTTCACCAGCCAATGGTGGGTCTTGGGATGAATTTCACAAAAGTTGTAATCTCGATAGACCCATTGGACACAATGTGAAGTTGGTACAAAAATGGTCAGAGCATTATGAAATTATCATTTCTACTGCCAGACCATTTTATACAGTGCCAAAAACTTCTTGGTGGCTTGACCAGAATATAGTTAAACACAATACAATATGTTCAAGGCAAGCAAATCAAATGAGAATGGCAAGTCCTGTCTTGAAACTGGCCCATGCAGACATGATCAAACGTTTAGGAAAAGAAATTGCATTCATTTTTGATGACCGCAGGGATGTCTGCCAGGCATTCCTTGCTGCTGGTATGGGTGCTTGCTGTGCCATAAATATCCAACCGCAGGAAGAAGTAGAGCTTGTCAAGAAAACACCAGATGAAATCCTCAGCGAAGCAGGGCACTTTTTCAAACAGCGGAATGAAGAATATGGAGATGCTTGGAAAAAACATGGCGCAATCATGAAGAGTAATTTCCCAGATGGGATAACTCTTGAAACAGAAGAAGAATTTTTTATGTATCACTGCCTGGTTATGGATGTTGTGAAGACAACCAGGATCTGCAATGCTATGGCAGGAGGCAATCAGCACGAAGATTCTTGGAAAGACAAGATGGTGTATGCAGCCATGGCAAAATCTCAAATCAAGGAGAATTAGAATGCCAGTTATAGTTGTAACCGGGGGATCAAATGGCTTGGGATCAGAATTGTTATTTTCATTATCAGGTGCTTCAAATATAATTAATCTTGATAAAAGCCCTCCTCACCCAGTTGTCCAGCACATAGATTATGCTGAGTGTGATGTTTCTGATTATGAATCAGTCTCTAGTGTGGCTAAAAGAATTGACAATATTGACATCCTGATAAACTGCGCAGGAGTCAATTATATCAACTGGATTGAACACACACCAGATGATGAATGGGATCGAATCATGGGTGTGAATGCAAAGGGTATATTCAACACAACAAAAGCATTTGTATATAAGCTGGCTAAATCAAAAGGAACAATATTAAATATTGTTTCCAATGCCAGCCATATGCCCATGACAAATTCCATAGCATACAATGCCAGTAAGGGAGCAGCTCACATAATGACACTTCAGATGGCAAGAGAGCTGAGAAGAAATGATATCACTGTATTTGGTGTGTCCCCAAATAAGCTCTCTGATACTAAGATGTCAAGCTATATTGATAATACAGTACCAGGATTGAGAGGGTGGACCAAAGAAGAAGCTCAGGCATATCAATTGAAAAATCTTCCTGCTGGAGAAGAAACTGACCCAACAACACTTGCTGAATTCATCGCATTTCTTTTGTCAACCAAAAAGCGGCACAAGTATCTTGCTGGCTGTGTAATTCCATATGGAGCATGATGAGCGACATTATATGCACAATTAGAAACAAATCAGAATTAACTACTCCTGTGAGTGATGAAGGTTGGGATTGGGAGAAAGTGAATGAGAAACTGAAGAGATGTGGACCTATCACATGGTTCATTCTGATATTCTTTCCATGGAAGATAGTGACTGCACCTAAAGGGACTCCATGTGAATTAACTAATATGTATGGTGATCCATTGTACAGATTTAAATTGAAAAATGGCAGAACATATTGCCTTGAGTGTGAACCATCACCAGGATTTCCTGGATCATAATTCAGAGGGTGTAATGAAACAAGCTATACGGAACACAATTGATGATCTTGTATCAGGCCTGCTATATTATGACAGGAAAAAAGATGAAGATCTGCCACCTGGTGCCATTCAAGAAGCAGTGAAGAATGGTGAAATTACAATTGATCAAATTGTAATTGAATTCCGCAAACATTTAGTGGAGGGATTTAAAAATGAAAATTGAACAAATTGCATTTGGTGCAAAAGATCCGCATTCTGTCATTGAGCAATATAAGCTTCTTGGTATTGATGAGTGGGTGGGTGATGTTGTAATTGCAAAAGGCACAGTTAATAAAACTGTTGGAGAAAATTGTGCAGAGTTATATTTTAACTACCAACTTGGATTTGAATTAGAAATCTTAAGATACCAGTATGGGCCAAATTGGCACCAGGACAGGAATCCTAACAATCTTGATGTCTTCCCTAGTCACCAAGGTCTTCATGTAGATGAGACTGAAATGTGGATGTGGAGAGAAAAAATGAACAGGCTTGGAATTGATATCATTCAAGAAGTCTATACTCAATCTCACACCAATCCTGTCATTGCTGGGAAAAGACGATATCAGTATGTGATCTTTAATTCATTGGACAAACTGGGTTTTGATCTCAAACTAATCAGAAGGATAAATCTATGAACAATTCACTAGACCTGCGGAATTCATATAAAATAAAGCTCACTCATATTTGCGGAGGGGAGAAAGTATATATTGTCACATCAAGAGATCCAGTTATTGCACTTGATGAGGCAATAAAGGAATTCAAAAAGAAAATAAAGATGAAACACAGTGGTGATTTAGAATTCATGAGTTTTATCAGCATGGAAATTATTCCATCATTTGGAACAGTATTGTGCGAGGATGCAACATGATCACAATTGTGGATTTTGAGACAACTGGTCTGATTAGGCCAGATGGCAATTCACTTGCCTCACAGCCACATGCAACTCAAGTGTGTGCTGTTCAGATTGGTGAGATGGAGGAAGTAGAAGTTGAAGTCAACACATACATAAAACCTCCAATTTCTATTCCTGAGCATATCACAAAGATCACCAGGATCAATGATTATACAGTCCAAGATGCACCAACCTTTGGTGAGATATATCTTGATCTAGCAGATGCATTCTTTGGCTCTCATACAGTCATAGGCCACAATATCACATTTGATATGCACATGTTAATTATTGAACTGAAGAGATTAGGGAAAGAATTTCACTTCCCTTATCCTCCAATTTGGTATTGTACAATAGAGCAATCAATGCATTTAAAAGGCTATCGACTAAAGAATGGTGAGCTTTTTGAACTGGCCACTGGCAAGGAATTAATTGGTGCCCATGATGCAAAGGTTGATATCATGGCCACCTATGAATCATACAAATGGTTAAAAGCAGGGGGTGGGAGATAATGTGGATTAACATAAAAACTGAGTTCTCTTTCAAATCTGTATTTGGCCATGTAGATGAGGTTGCCAAGAAGTGTGCAACCATGGGGAGGTGGGCAGGCATGGCTGATACAGACAACACATTTGGACATATCAGATGGAGGAAGGCTTGTGGCAAAGCTAAGATCAAGCCAATTTATGGTGTCCGATTGCCTGTTCTTGAAGATCCGCTTTTGAAAGAAAGGAGGATTCCAGCAAACTATATGACATTCATTGCCAAAACACAGACAGGCTTGCAAGAAATTTATAATCTGGTGGACTTGGCATATCAGCAATTTTATTATAAGACAAGAATTTCATATGATCAAGTAAATGACTTGAGTGAAGGTGTTATTGTCTTGACTGGTGTTGCTCCAAGAATGGATTTAATAACAAGGCCTGTATTTCAAGACCTGGGATTGCACACTCCATTCTCAGAGCGTGATCTTGATATCCCTGCAGTGGCTTGTATTGATAATTTTTATCCAGAGATTGAAGACAAGATTATCTATGAGCCATTTGCTGAATCAAGATTGATGGAGTCAAAAACTTATCCATTGCATATCCCTACTAAAGAAGAGTGGCTGCTTGAATTTCCTGGCAGGGAGGATGCAATTGAAAACCTAATTGCCATTGGAGAGGCTTGTAGTGTTGAGTTGCCAAAAGCTCCAATGGTGAAGTATGTTGGAAATGATGACATCAAGGAGTGGTGTGAAGAAGGGGCAAGAAATCATGGCATTGATATCTGGAATGATGGTGAATACAAGGAGAGATATGAACGAGAACTTGAACTTGTCATTAGCAAAGATTATGTGGATTATTTCTTGGTGGTGGCTGACCTTATTAGGTATGCAAAAACTAGGATGGCTGTTGGGCCATCTCGTGGATCTTCTGCCGGCAGTCTCATTTGTTATCTCATGGGAATCACTGAGATTGATCCAATCCCATATGGCCTTTATTTTGAGCGATTTATTGATGTTAATCGCTTTGATCTTCCTGATATTGATGTAGATTTCCAAGATGATAAAAGAAACAAATGCTTACAATATCTTGAGAAAAAATATGGCAAGACAAATGTTGCACAGCTTGCCAATATAAGTAGGATGAAAGCTAAATCAGCAATCAGCCGTTTTGCACAATCCTTAAATGTTCCATTGGCAGATGTAGAGGAATTGAAAGATGCAATCATGGAAAGGTCTGGTGGCGATGCTCGTGCAAATTACTGTATTGAAGATACATTAAATGATACAGATATTGGCAAGGCATTCCTTGAGAAATACCCAGAGATGAGAGCAGTTGCAAGAATTGAAGCACATGCATCACACACCAGTGTCCATGCAGCGGGAATTCTTGTCTGCAGTGATCCAGTGACCAGCTATGCAGGGATTAATTGTAGAGACAACAAGCGAATTGCCATGCTTGATAAAAAGGATGCTGAAGCAATTAACCTTCTTAAAATTGATGCACTTGGTCTCAGGACACTTTCAATATTGGCAAACGTTTGTGATCAGATAGGAAAGCCATATGAGTGGCTATATGAAATTGAACTGGATGACCCAAAAGCATATGCTGTATTCAATGATCAGAGATACAATGGAATATTCCAGTTTGAAGGTCCAGCAGTCAATGGTCTTGCTAAGCAGATGGAAGTCATAAACATAGAAGACATAGCAGCTTTGACAGCATTAGGTAGGCCAGGACCATTGAATTCAGGTGGAGCAAACCGCTATATGAAATTCCGGACTGGGAAAGAATCTATCAAATATGTCCACAATCACCCAATTGTGATTGATGCTCTGAAGCCAACATATGGTGTTGTGATTTATCAAGAACAAGTGATGAAAATTGTTAGAGAGCTTGGCAGGCTATCTTGGGAAGACACATCAGCAATCAGGAAGGCAATGAGTAAAAGTCTTGGTGTTGAATTCTTTGATAAAATGTGGAAGAATTTCAGGAAAGGGTGTGAAGAGAATGGCCTTGAAGAAGATGAAGCCAGAAAGATTTGGGATAACATTAATACAATGGGATCATGGTCGTTCAATAAGAGCCACGCTGTATCATATGGTCTCATCTCATATCTTTGTGCATATATGAAGGGTAATTACCCGCTTGAATTTGTAGTGGCTTGTCTCAACCACGCAAAATCTGATTCATCTGCACTCAAGATCTTAAGAGATGCAGTTGAGAATGATGGGGTTGTATATAAGTACATTGACTATGAATTATCTGAGCCTGAGTGGTCTGTAAAAGATGGCATCTTGTATGGTGGATTAAAAACCATACATGGTATTGCACAGGCAAAAGCAAATCAGATAATAAAATGCCGCAAGACTGGTGCTGCATATCCAGCTGGCATTCAAGCAAGTATCAATAAATCTGTGAGCACCTTCAAGTATTTATATCCAGGTAAAGAGTTGTATGGTGATTACTATACAGATCCCCAATCACACGGATTGAATGGCAGGGTCACTCACATAAAGGATACCCAACAAAATGGCAAATTCACAGTCATTGGGTGCATGATAAAGAAAAACCTCAGAGATGCCAATGAAGCATGTTTTGTAAACGAGCGTGATGGCAAATATGAGAAAGGCCAGACTTCATGGTTGAATTTAACTCTTGAAGATGATACAGGATCTGTTATGTGTAAAATCAAGAAGCAAGACTATCTCAAACTTGGCAAACACATTGCAGAGACTGGGAAGGAAGACAAGGATTGGTATATTGTCTATGGGGAAAAGATCAATGGGTGGAGTTTGATCTTTACTAAAAACATTGCAAGAATAACAAGGGAGGTATGATGAGCGATTTTTTGAACAATATATCTGATGCCTTGATGATAGCATCTTTGATAAGGACTCATTGGGAAATATCAGCCAGTGATTTGCAACTAATAAAAAGTTGTAAAAATTCACAGGGTCAAGATTTATATTTTCCTGGTGCACAGCATGCGCCAGAAAGAATTTTAGGCCATCCAATTAAAATTGTGCAACATGAAGTTGTTAGGTTTGTTGTAGAGTTTGGCGATGGAAAACAGTATCATAATGAATTTACAATTCAAATGTTACAGGAGGGGTGATGAACTATCGACATGAATGTGCAAGTTGTGGTGAAGTTTGGTATAGGTGGTATAAAGATTCTTATTGCAGATGCTGTGGATCAAACCGCATCGAGGTAGAAGGGTTATGATATCAAGAAGATCTTTCTTAAAAAGGTCAGCCATTGGTGCAGCTGCCTTAACGCCACTTGGGAGATTTTTAAAAACATTTAGTCCAGCTACTTATATAGGTGGAGATGGCAGTCCTGTAGAATTTTATTCTGATGGTGGATATTTTATACCAAGTGGATTTTTACCACTTGATGGGAGGATACTTTCTGCTGATGATTATCAAGAGCTTTATATAACACTAAGGAGGGGAAAATGAGTGATCCAACTTATATCAATACAGAAATTGCTGCTAATCCTATTTGGAAATTAGCATTTTTGATTTCTGAACTTGATAATGATAGTGCACCAATTGGCTGGGGCAGATATATCTATATTGCTGAGCAAATTTTCAACAGATATGAACTCAAGGAGAAATGATGAACATACCAGAAACTTTACAAGAGATTCGAGAGACTTCAGGAAATGCTAAGCTAGAGTTGCTGAAGCAGCATCATGAGTTGAAAGACATCCTTGAATGGACTTATAATCCATTTAAGAAGTATTATGTGACAGCTCCAAATCACACAATTGCTTCATTTTCACAGGCATTTGAGCATGGCCTTGATTGCTTTGATGAGAAAGGGGATCTTCATGGAGTTGAGGTGAATATCCTTACTGAATTGAGTGCAAGGGAGTTATCAGGGCATGCAGCTATAAAAAAAATAGCAATGCATTTTGGTGTACTATCTGGTGAATCTGTAGAGCTATTTACAATGATCATCAACAAAGACCTAAAACTAGGATTGGGAGTAAAAACAATCAATAAGGCATTTCCTGGTTTGATACCGCTTACTCAAGATGGAGATGTTGATATCCCCATTATGCTTTTAAAAACTTTTGATCCAAAAAAGGCAAAATATCCGCTTATGATTGCTCCCAAAGTTGATGGTGTTCGTGGAAGATTCAAGAATGGTTATTTGTACTCAAGATCTAAGAAAAGATTCCATGGTCTTGAGCATATTGAAAATGCTTTGGAAAATTTGGGCATTGGGGATGCTGATGGAGAGATTTTTGTACCAGGAAACATCTTTGATGATGCTTCTGGGTTGATCAGGAATAAACAACCAGTCCCTGAAGCTGTTTATTATATCTTTGATTTGCCTGGTTTAGATGCTACTTCTAAAAAGGGCAGGTACAAGATATTGATGGAGTTGAGCAAAGACTTCCCTCATTGTATAAAACTTGTTTATCAGACATATGTCGCTTTAGAAGCACAACTTATGCAACAGCATGAAATATTTTTAGTGCAAGGATTCGAAGGAACAGTTATTTATAATCCAGATTCCATGTATGAAGATAAGAGAGGGTATGATTGGACAAGATTGGTTCCTTTGAAAACTGCTGATTGTAGGTGCACAAGGATATTTGAAGGCAAAGGAAAATATGAATTTTCAGCAGGTGGAATTGTTGTTAATTTTGATGGGAAAGCAGTAAAGGTTGGAACTGGCTTTTCAGATGAAGATAGAAAGAAGATGTGGGAAGATCCCAATCACTATATTGGCTTAATCTGCGAGATTGAATACAAAGAAAAGACAAAAGCTGGTTCAATGAGGCAGCCTAGATTTAAAGGTTGGAGGTTGGATAAAGGTGAGGAAAATTTCGATTAATAATTTCAGAGGCTTAAAGAAAAATAGCCTCTAAAACGGCTTTAAAATCGATTTTATTCTATAGACCTTCTAGTATATAGGTTATTCTAAAACACGATTTAAGACCCTATAGAGAGAGCCGTTTTTCGCTGTATAACGATTTAAAATAGGAGATCGATGAAAGTAGGAATAGACCCAGGGATACATGGTGCAATTGCATTAATTACAGATCTGGAAATCATTTTCCATGATATGCCAACCATGTCAATCCCTTGGGCAAAGACTTCTAAGTATAAGACCATGATAGATGTCAATGGACTTTATAATATATTGGCTCCATATGAAGATGAGATTGAATCTGTCAATATTGAGATTGTAGGTGTGAGGCCAAACCAAGGAGCACTGAGTAATAGTGTTTTAGTTGCAGCTATGTATTCCGCAATGAATACAGTCAAGCTTATGGGCATTGAGCCAAATATGATCCAGCCAGCAAAATGGAAAAGAAAATATGGATTGATCAATATGCCAAAAGATATGTCAAGATTGGTTGTGCTGAAAATGTATCCTGGATTGGAACCTCAGCTCAAGCGGAAGAAAGATGTTGATAGAGCTGAGGCACTTTTGATTGGTGGCTTTTAGAGTAACAGATTTTTTATAAAAGATAGTGCAATTGAACCTATGGCTATTAAGAGTGTACCAAATAGCCATAACTTCATATCTTTCTTGGCAGTTGTTATTGCTTCCTGTTTCTTCTCTCTCATTTTATCCCAGATTAATTGGTGAGTCTTTTCGCATTCAACCTGGGATTTGCAAAACTTCCCATCAAGAGTTTTAATCTGTTCTTCGTGAATAATAGTTTTCTCATTTACTCCATCCAAGCGGTCATGCAACCTTTCCACAGTTTCTCTAATACTCTCCACTTCTTTCAAAACTGCTGAATCCCTTTCTGCTTGACCTTGCTGCCCTCTAATCAATTTGTCTAGCTGATCTTCAATTTTAGTTGTCATCAATCCCCTTTAGAATCCAGCTGGAACTTCAAACCAGGTTAGTTTATGGGAAACAAGAACTCCATTTCCATCAGTGTTTGTTAAACCAATAGCTTTGATTTTGGTCAAGTCTATTTCAAATGGCAATCCCTGCTGATTAGAATTCCCTGATGCATTTGGTGCAGCTGCTCCATTAGATGGAACTAAGTCGCCAGCAAATTTTGTGCCAGAAAAATTGGTTGGATTCAACCTCAATATGGCTTCTGATGGGATGCTGCTTGTTTCTCTTCTGTTTGATTGACCAAGAAGGGTTCCTGTCTCTGCATCATAAGAAGCTTCAGTATAAATATCAATTTTTATAGGACCAGCATTTGCAGCAAAAATCAAAGGCCTGAAAATTATTTGAGCACACGAACAGGCAGTTGGATCAAAAACAATAATCTTTTCTTCATCAGCCAAATATTCAAGATAATCTTCCCAAGAAAAAGAAAAGCCTGCTATGAACAGGTTCTCCTGTATATCACCAACTACAAGTTGGCCAGCCAATCCTCTTAAAGCTTTCCAAAATGAACCAATCATATTCCTCTATAGGAAATGTATGTTTGTCTTAGCCAATCCAGCACCAGTTCTACTTTCAATAGTGTGGCCTATTTCATAAAAGTGCTTATCATCTGAAAAAGGGCTAGTTGGGAAGGCTTCACTCATAGCTTGGCCAGCAACAAAGCCTGCATCTGCTGTTAAAAAACCTCTAGCCAAATTATCCATCACAACATCTGTGATAAAATACACTTCTGCTGCACCTGTGAAAACCATCCAAACCAAACTACCATCTGGAACACCATCATTATAGATTACCCCAATTACATCAGGTATATTCTGAGCAGTCAGCTTTACCCCGTTTGCAACAGTATTGTGTGGCCTGACTATGTTCCCTTTGACAGATGCTGCGCCTGTTTTGTTAATTACTTGCCTTGCTAAACCACCTTCTGGAGTTGCCCAGAAAGGCCAAGATCCCTTTATAGAACCAATCATATGCCTCCTAAGCAGCTTCAGTTATTGCAATATTTGCATTTCCCAAACTAGTTGCAACCCAGATCCCTAATCCAGTGTCTGGAACTATTGGGACACTTTCCAGGGCTTTCAATACATGATGAGGATCAGAAGAAAAATCAGGAATAGTTGCTTTTTCAGAATACAAAATATTCTGATCTGAAACATTCTGCAAATTGTATCCAGTTCCAACTATCAATGATAGATCTGCAACTAAATCTTGTGGAGTTGTAGTTACATTCTTCTTTTTTGTTGTCATATTCCTCCTATTGTTTAAGTTTTAATTAAATTGATTGGGGATGAGGCTTTATAAATATTTTGCTCAGCACTAGCAGCTATTATAATGCTACCAGTTTTGTTATTGATTGTAAATCTTTTCCAGGTTTCTGCTAATAGGCCCTGATCAACAAAGCTGCCTGCTCCTGCTTCATTTTTATATATTTTACCTCCAGATTCTGATGCCCAAACATCTCCATTATTCTGGTTTATATTGATGCCTTCCCATGATTTTACTGTTACTAATTGGTCTACCCAACTGGCACCATAATCTTCGCTTTTATATATTGTTCCACTTGAATCACATGCCCACAAGTGGTTATTTGAAAGATTATATGCAATGTCTGTCCAGTTTTTAGAAGGAGCACCCTGATCATCAAAGGTTCCTATTCCACCCTTTTGAAGAAATATTTTGCCATTTTCAGATACCCATATATCTCCATTATTCTCATTATATGCAACCCCTCTCCACGCTTCAACTTGGGCTGATTGATCTATCCAAGTGGTGCCATCCACACTTTTGTATATTTTCCCAGAAGATGCGGTTGCTGTAAATTCTCCAGTTATTTGATTGTGTGCAATGCCAAGCCAGCCTTCTAGTGGAGCAGAAACATCTACAAACGCTCCAATTCCTCTGGTTTGTTTGTAAATTTTACCACCTGATTCTGTTACCCACACATCTCCATTATGTTCATTGACTGCGACAGCACTCCATGCTAAAGCAGGAGCACCATGATCAATAAAATTATAGTCAAGGTTTTCACTAACTACAGTTGGTACTCTAAACTTATTGGTGCTTGCATTGTATCCATATTTATTGCCCAAGATGGCATAAAGTTCAGGATATCCATCAACTTCTAATTCTTGGCCATTAGCTTGAACAAAACCAGAAGGAATAGGCAATTCACTTTCAATAATGTGACCTGTAGGCAGGATAGAATAATCAGGATTGAGCAATTCAAATCTATTGCTGCTAGAATTATATCTACAAAAATAATCCTGATCCTGTTTAAGTTCTCCACCTGATAAAGCAGTTCCATCCATCAAAGTTAAGTCTTTAGCACCAAGCCCATCTATGTTTATTGTAACAGCTCCTGTGTTATCTGCACCATTTTTTCGAAAAGCAATAAACATATTAGGCTTATATCCATTTGGAGCTTTCAAGGCACCAGTAGCAGGACTTGAATAACTAGTAGGTGGAAGTACAAGTGTGTTTGTACCATTTGCTATATAGCAATTTGATGCATTAATATAGTTAGCAAAGCCACCACCCATCATTTCTACAGAGCTGTCAGGACCAGCTTCAGGATCTAATTCAGAACCAGAAGTTGTAACTAAATTTTCTTGCTCTGATTGTAAAGCATTAAAATCACCAGCTGGTAGTGTATCACCTGCATTATCTATCTTGTCTGGAATATCTCTCATGATCTGCTCTTTGCTTTAATGTAATTGACAACACCATCTTCAATCAAAGTTGCACCATTGTTTATAGCATCATTTCCATTTCCACTAACATCTGTCATCTTTGTATCATCATCAAAGTTAACTTCCCAGTCTGCTATTAGACCAATTTTAACTAAGCTGAAATCATCGAAGTAAACGCCGCCATCATTTGTTGGAGATGTTTCCCTACAGCCAAAATATACCGTGTTTATCGAATGTATAAATTCGTATTCTATCTGTTGAAAAGTTGTGTCGCCGGATGTTACGGTTTTTAAAACGGTTTGATTACCGCTCTGAAAACTGCCAATTGAATCTAACGAGCAATTCCAATTACCTCCCGTTCCAACATGCCTTATTTTGGCTTTTATCCTATATCTAGACCCATATATCATTGAAAAATCTGTATGGATATCTTTTAGAAATCTTGCTCCACCAATGGGGGTGTCATTACAATTACCCTCGAAAGCATAAGTTCCAGTAGCCACAACAGAAGATTGACTTTGAAAAACGTTTGCTCCAACGCCGGTCAAGCTGTTTGGCGTCCAACCAGTTGTCGCGTTGGCTTCAGTCCCGCCAGCGTCAGCAATAGCGTTAGCTTCTGTGTTTATCTCTGCTTGGCTTGCTCCTTTGTCAGCAGGATCAACTATTGCTTCTGGGTTGGTTGCAAATTTTATTCTTTCAGTTTCTGATAAAGCTCTATTGAAAAATTTTGATTTTTGTGACCCAGGGAAAAATTCATTTGCTCCGTCAGAACTTAAAAAATACAAAGCGGCTGCATTACTTGCCGAACCGCTGCCAGCAATTGCAACTGGTGTATCCTCAACACCATCTATATTTACATAAATAAACCCGCTTTCCGGGTCAATTGATATTGCCCATCCATGCCATTCTTGATCGTTGTAAGTCTCGGTTGAAATATAAGTTGTTTCTGCCCCGTTGTCGTACTGTAGTCTCAGATTATCATTGGTATTGATTCCGAACTCATAACCCTCAGCTATCGTGATTCTTTTTTGAAAAAATTGCGCTCTTTCGCTTAATGTAGAACCGTCCGTCTTAAACCATACAACAAAGGATGCTGAATTTTCACCAATATCAAGGTTGGGATCATCAGCAGCAACCAGATAATCATTAACCCCATCAAACTCAAAATAACTCCCATCAACCACAGGATCTATATCAGGCAAATTAAAAGTAGTTGAGCCATCACCAGCTCCATAAGCTGTGCCAATCTTAGCAAACAACTCATCATAAGTAGTTCGAGAAACAGCTCTGCCATCGCACAGTAGATATTCATCAACTTCAAGTCCATCTGAAATTGCCCGCTTTGAAATACTGCCCACTTCTACTTCATCTTGTGTTGGGTTTATTAGTTCGAATCTCGCTGGCTTATATACTGCTATATAAGTATTGCCAGCAATTATATCGCCTGATTTTAACGACTGCAAATTTGGTCTTGTAAAATTAACAGCACCAATTGAATTAACATTAATCGAAGCTGCACCAGTATTTGTATTAGTAGCCTTAAAAACAACAACCATCCCATCCACATATGCAGAAACCTCTTTATAAGTATTTGGGGTTGCCAAATCAAGAACATAAATATTAGCAAAGCCACTATCCACATAACTATTAGCAGCATTACAATAATTAGCTAGAGTAACAGCCATCATTTCAGTATCAGCATCTGGACCACCTTCAGGGTCAAGGGTGAATCCTCCTGATTCTACTAGATTCTGGAGTTCAGTTTTAATTGAATTAAACTCACCAGCTGTTAATTCAGTAGACCCATTTGTTTTATCTTGTATGTCTCTCATAGTCTGTTATGATTTGATGAAAGTTGGTATTGATGATTGCTTATCTATTCCTCCAGCATTACTATCACCAAGGAATACTGCACCATTAGCTTCATTTACATCTATTGCACCACATTGGTTGACTGTTGGGGTATTTGGGTCCACAGTCCAACTTGCAGATGCTTCAGTTATTCTATATATATTATTTGTACTTGATTCACAGGCATATACATCACCATTAGAAGGATTAACAGAAATCCCTGACCAGGTTTTAACTGGAGATGATTGATCTACCCAAGAACCAGTCCCTCCAGTTTGCTTGTATATTTTACTTGTTGAAGCAGCCCATACATCTCCATTAGAAGAATTTACTGTTATTGCTGTCCAGTCTACGTATGGTGCAAGTTGATCATCCCATGATCCAGTTCCTCCAGTTTG